AAAGTCTGTAGAAAATAAAGCTATTACTCTTCCTGGTCAACAAACTTACAAACAACCTGTATTTAACAAAGACTATTTAACTTTATTTAAAAGTTATGTTGATCAAAACCATGGTGGTAATTTAAAGAAAGCTGTTGCTGAACTTGGTATTGACGTACCAGCGAGAACTATACAACGAAGATTTCAAGAAACAAATATGGGTACTTTTGAAGGAGCAAAAGCTAAAGCTTTATTAGATATAGAACCAGGGACTTCTACGTACACACAAGTTATGGAAACTTTTAAAAATAATCCTAAAGAAATTTTTTCAAATATTAATTCTAAAATAAAAAATCAAAACTTTACAAAAAATTCTTACATAGAATCAATTGACCTAGCAAACTTGTTAGGCATTGATGGCACAGATCCTGACCAAAGAAATCAATTTTTAAAAAGATTAAGAAAATTAGATATTAGAAAACAATCAGGCACTCAAGGAGGTAAAGCAAAAAAATATCATTTAGGTGATGTTTTAAACGAATTAGCTTTTTATACTAAAAATGAAAGACAGGCTTTAGCAGGTGATGGTATAAATTATCAAGATGCTAGGAAAAGAAGAGAATTTGATAAAGGTTTAGATAAAATTAATTCTGCTCTTAGAAAAAATATTACAACAAGATTAGAGAAAACAGATATTGTAATTCCTAAAATAAGTTTAGCAGAAGACTTGGGTCACGCTGAATCTGTAGAGGTAGTTGCAAAATATCCTAATTTATTTAAAGGATCTAATATTAAAAGTTTACAAACTTTAGTTAGACAAGATCCGATTATAAATCAAAAAATTTTAGTAGATCAAGGGTATCACTCTCAAAACGATGCAATATATAAACAGTTAAAAAATAAAAAAATTAATATTGCAGAAGCTAATAATTTATTAAAATTAAATAATGAAAGAATAAAAAAAATTATTAGAAATGAAGCTAGAGATAATCCTTTTTTTAAAAATCAAGAAAATAGAATTCCATTATTACAAATTAATAAAAATGGAATTGTAAATGCCGATATGTCAACCGTAGATACTTTTTATATATACGGAAATATTAATGAAATAAATCCCAAAGCAAATAAAGTATCTGATTTATCTGAAAAACAACTTAACTCATATTTAAAAAATTTAAAAAATCAATGGACTGACGGAGCTGCAAAATTTATAAGTAGTCTTAAAGACGAACAAGGAAACAGAATATATTCAAATGAAGATATTGAAGAATTTAGAGATATTTTAGAACTACCTGTTGAAGGGACTGGTTCTAAATATAAATTTCAAAAAGGTGGCCCTGTTGAAATAACTCCAATGCCAAGAGTAGACTTCAATGGTGGAGGTGCAGCCGGAGCTGACGATACTTTTGCAAAAGAATTAGAATTTTATTTTTTAAATCCAGACACAGAGCTACCGAAGGCACAAACTTATAAGGAGACTATGAACCCCATACAACTTGTAAATGATATAATTGATCCAAGAAATATTCCATACTATGCGGATGTATTATTAAGATCAGGTATTCGTGTTGGCGAGTTTGCCGGAAGATTACTTCCTGCATTAGGTGAACTTGCAAGTGATCTTATAACAAAACCAGCTTTTAAAGTTACTGGCGGAGGTAATTACTACGTTAGAGATTACGATGAAATACCTCCAACAAATATAGAAGGACAAGGTTTGTTTATGAATTTTTTAAAAAACATAACACCAACAGGGATAGAAAAAGCATCTGGTTTAGCAGAACTTATCGAAAAAGAAGAGCAGAAACAAAAAGATAGAAGATCTACAGTTGGTCCAAAAATTTTAGCAGACACAGTTGGTCTTGGCATAGAAGTTGCAGCACCAATATTTCCTGGTGTTAAATTATTAAGAGCGTATGCAAAAGACAGAGGTTTACCAAAAGATAATGTTACAAAAGATTTATTAGAAAAAGAAATTGATGAAGTTTTAAGTAGCAAAGGTATGAACAGAAGAGAGTTTTTACAAATAACTGGTGCTGGTGCAACTGTTGCTATAGCTAAACTTTTAGGTGTTGGGGGAGATGTTGCTGCTCCCGTTGCAACTAAGGCTGCTGTAAAAACTGCAACTGAAGCTTCAACAGCCCCTGCATATTTTTTTAATTTAGTTCAAAAAATACAAAATTTAGGTGATGATGTAACTACTCGATATGCAACAAAAGAGAGAGAAAAAGTTATACAATACAAAGACTATGAGTTAACAGAAGATATCGATACAGGACGAATACAAATTTCAAAAAAAAATATGGGTTATGACGAACGTTATGGAGAAGGAATAGTTTCTGAAGAGTATATGTCTTTTACACCAGGTCGAGCAGATGAAACAACAGGTGGTAAAAAAATGGCAGATGAATACGAAGAGAATACAGGTTTTACAGATAAAGATGGTAAATTAAAAGATGTAGAACCAGGTGTGTCTGAAGAGACAGTTCAAGAAGGCACTATCTTTGAAGACAATATTACAGACTTTAGAAAATGATCAAAAGATTAACTAGAACAATACCCCCTAAACGAGGGCCTAATCCACAAGGGTTGAATGTTCCCTTAAAACAAGTTAAAACAGCTAACCTGGAGAATACAAATGGCAGATATAGACAAAACGTTACCAAACGTAAAAACATCTATCGAGGTTGATCCTCAAGAAGAGATAGAAATTCAACAAGAAAAAGCAGAACAAGCTGCTGACCCTGGAGTAGAAGTAAATCCGTTAGAGGATGGTAGTGTAGAAGTAAACTTTGATCCAAGCAAAGTTAACATAGAAGGCACACCCGGTCACTTTGATAACTTAGCAGAACTATTACCAGACGATGTTTTAGAACCGATAGGCAATGAGTTAGCTCAAAATTATCAAGACTACAAATCCTCTAGAAGAGATTGGGAACAATCTTATACAACTGGTTTAGATCTTTTAGGATTTAAATATGAAAACAGAACAGAGCCTTTTCAAGGAGCGAGCGGCGCAACACACCCTGTGCTAGCAGAAGCAGTAACACAATTTCAAGCTGGAGCTTACAAAGAATTACTACCCGCTGAGGGACCTGTAAGAACACAAATAGTAGGAAAGCCCGATCAAACAAAAGAGTCACAAGCACAACGTGTTAAAAATTACATGAACTATGAGTTGATGGAAAAAATGGAAGAGTATGAACCAGAGTTTGATCAAATGTTATTTCACCTACCACTTGCAGGATCTACGTTTAAAAAAGTTTATTACGATGATTTATTAGGAAGAGCTGTATCTAAATTTGTTCCTGCTGATGATTTAGTTGTACCGTACGATGCAACTTCTTTAACAGATGCAGAAGCAATAATTCACACAATAAAAATTTCAGAGAACGATTTAAGAAAACAACAAGTTAATGGTTTTTATTCTGATGTAGATTTAGGCCCACCTAGTAATACAACTAAAGATGAAGTAGAAAAAAAAGAAAAAGAATTAGACGGCACAAAAAAAGTTGGCAGACAAGAATCTGTTTATAATTTATTAGAGTGTCATGTAAATTTAGATCTTGAAGGATTTGAAGATAAAGATGATGAGTTAAATTCTACAGGAATAAAATTACCCTATATAGTTACAGTGGATGAAGGTTCAAAACAAGTTTTATCCGTTAGACGTAACTATCAACCAACAGATCCAAAGAGAAATAAAATTCAATATTTTGTTCACTTCAAATTTCTACCAGGTCTAGGATTTTATGGCTTTGGATTAATTCACATGATTGGCGGATTGAGCAGAACCGCAACGGCTGCTCTCCGTCAATTATTAGATGCAGGAACACTATCTAATTTACCTGCAGGATTTAAACAAAGAGGTGTTAGAGTAAGAGATGAGGCAGCTCCTATACAACCAGGTGAATTTAAAGATGTGGACGCACCAGGTGGTAATTTAAGAGACGCATTCTTTCCTTTGCCTTACAAAGAACCATCAGGAACTTTATTACAACTAATGGGCATAGTCGTTGGAGCAGGTCAAAGATTTGCAGCAATTGCTGATATGCAAGTAGGTGATGGTAATCAACAAGCAGCTGTTGGTACAACAGTTGCATTACTAGAGCGTGGTTCAAGAGTTATGTCTGCAATACACAAAAGATTGTACACAGCAATGAGATCAGAATTTAAATTATTAGCAAAAGTATTTAAAACTTATTTACCACCAGTTTATCCATACGATGTTGTTGGTGCTTCAAGAGAAATAAAACAAATGGATTTTGACGATAGAGTAGACATTTTACCTGTTGCGGATCCTAATATATTTTCCATGGCGCAAAGAATTACAATGGCACAAACTGAATTACAACTTGCAACGTCCAATCCACAGATTCATAATCTATATGGAGCATACAGAAAAATGTATGAGGCACTTGGTGTAAAAGATATAGATCAAGTTTTACCTCCACCAGCCCCTGTTCAACCAATGGACCCAAGTTTAGAACACATAAGTGCCCTTGGAGGCAAACCTTTTCAAGCGTTTAGAGGTCAAGATCACCAAGCACATATAACAGCTCACCTAACTTTCATGTCAACTAACATGGTTAGAAACAATCCACCAATCATGGCTGCAATACAAAAAAATATTTTAGAACATATTAGTCTAATGGCGCAAGAACAGGTAGAATTAGAGTTTGCAGAAGAATTAAGACAAGCTCAAGTGTTACAAGTTCAAGCTCAACAAGATCCAATGGCTGTTAAACAGCTTCAAAAAATAAGTCAAGACATTGAAGCAAGAAAATCTGTGTTAATCGCAGAAATGACAACTGATTTTGCTAAAGAAGAAAAAGAAATTACATCA